AATGGTGGAAGGAGTCTGATGGCGAGTCTCGCCCTCGGCGACAGACTCAAGGGGCTGCATCTCCCATGGAGTCATGGCCATACCGGCAAGCGTGTACCACGGGCCAGTCTTGGGATGATCAGGGAATACGCCAGAAGCGAGACCATCAACCTCTGGAGCGGAACTGTTGGTCTGGTAGACACCGCCAGCAGTGGCGTTGCCATCAGAAGTGACACTCAGTCCATCAGTAGCCATGTTTACTTCCTTACTGTCTTGGTGGCAGCAGCCTTGGCTACTGGCTTACTCTTCGGTTCATGACACCAGACGCAGACCGTTAAACCATCTTCATCAGTCTGCCATGCTGGATCGCGGCCTATAAGGGCCGCGTACTTGCACTTATGATCAACCATTAAATGGGAACCTGTCGCCTAGTCTTACTATTCATGGTTGCCTCACCGGAACTCTTCAGGTTACTGAGGAGCTGAAGCATATCCTGCGGTCCACCCTGAGAGGCCCCAGGAGGGCCCGTAGGCGCTCCGCCAGGGCCTGGCTGACCAGGAGGACCAGGCTGCCCAGGAACGGCCCCTGGAGGGCCGTTCTGTCCCTCTGGTGGTGCCACTGTCTTGAATGCCTCAAGGACTGCTTCATGAGTCTGCTTGCCACCCTCGCGAAGCTTGATCACCTTGGCGAACTTCGTGAGTAGATCCGTTGGATCCTGACCCTGCATGGCGAGCTGACCAACGGACTGCATCATCTGCTGAAGGCCAGCCTTCATGGCGTCTTCGAATTGCTCATTGTCGATCTGGGTCTGCATCTGCACAACGTCGATTTCCATCGGCAGTTGACGCTGTACAAAGTCGCGAGACACAAGCTGATCTCCACGGAGCTGGAGGAGTGCGACAATCGCTCGCGCTGGATCCTGGCCCGCAGCAAATCCATAGGTGATATCGACAGTATGGTTTCCATTGATATCCTTGCTCGGTACATAGGTCTCCTCAAAAGGAGACCCTTGCACTACGCCACGAATGGTCTTCTTCTCTTCGGGCCACAGCTTCTCGTCCATGTCGAAGGCCATCTCAATAGCGACACGGAGTGCTTCACTGATGACTTGCTGGCCAGTCGTGATGACAGTATTGAAGCCACCCATCAAAGCCTGGACACCCTTGCCAGTGATGATGCTGGCATCAAGGTTTCCGGACCTTACCTCAGGAGAACGCGTTCCAAGTCGCAACTCCCTCTCAAGGAGCTGCTCTTCCTGGGCAGCGAACTGAGGCATGTCCACGCCGACATACTTGATCTTGTCAGGGTTGTCGGTACGGATGATGGCATCGCCACCGAAGTTCATGGTCTGAACATCGCGAGGCACTGCCAGTGGTGCACGTACAGCCTTCTCGGTTGCCTCAAGGCCAAGCATGGCCATACGAGACTTGGCAAGGTAAACCCAAGCGGCGTCATCGTAAGCACCACGAATCTGGTGATCGAAGCCAGGACGCTTCGCCACACTGATAGTCAGCCTGCCCATGGGATTGGGCATCGTGTCAATCAGTCTGTTGCTATGGGCTGGGAGGTACATGTAGATGTCATCGGCATCAATGTACTTGACTACCTCGATCTCACGCTCGGCCCAGCCCTCATCACTGCCATAACCATTGCTGGTACGCAGAACCCTGAGAAGGCTTGGATACTTCGCTACGAGGCTGATGGCCTCTTCGCGCCAGACCTTCGTATAGGACTTCAGGTAGCCGAACAGGTCGAACTCTGGATAGACGCCCATCGGGGATTCAACCCTGATGATTGGCATCTTCCTTTCGAAGTCCGGCTCAACCGAATAGACAGCCATGCCGAACGTTGAGTAGTGATCACAGAACTCAACCTGCTTACCAGCTGGAAGCCTGGAGATCAGAGCATAGTGATTGGCAATCTTGGTCTTCTTGCTTGAGAACTTCCGGCTACGGTCGGAAGTCTGCAAGCTGTTGTTGCAGTTGATAGAAGGCATCTGACCCATAACCTCTGAAGTGTCACGAGCAGATGTATCGATCAGGTTGGCAACGATTGGCCGGGGCCATGCATCAGGCATGGACCCGGGCATGACAGTATCGATATCACCGGAGCGGATGTCATTGACATCCCGCATTCGCTGGTCACGATCCCTGGCAGCAGTACGAAGGGTTTGAACCTTCTTGGCCACCTCATCTAGAGTGCGAGCCATGTGGACTCCTTAGCTGGTAACTGGAGCACTCCACGTAGCATTCCAGGTAATGGGACCAACGACACCGTCGGAGGTCAGTCCCTTCTCGGACTGGAACTGCTTGCAGATACTCGCCGAACCCGGGCCATACCAGCTGTCCACAGTGATAGGCCAACCTCGATCGGACATCTTCTGCTGCCAGGTTCGAACATTGCTGTCGTGAAGCATGGGAGACTGAAGCTTCAGATACTCACCAGGAAAGTCAGGAGCCTTCGGCACCGGAACGGGGGAAGGAGTCGGAGTGACTACGCCACCGCTGGCACGTCGGATGATCTCGTTGAACTGTGCACGCACTGCATCACCTGGGCAGTCAAAGTGACCTCCCCAGGAAGATCCACCCATACCATGCCATCCGAGTCCACGTTCACCCGGCTGGTTCGCAAGAGCGAGAGGCACTCCATACACACGGTGCGCCCAAGATAGAATCTCTGCCACACGAGTGAGCTGTCCATCGGTGAGGGACTCTCCACTGACTGCCTCATTCTCCACGCTGATGTAGTTCGGGTTGCCTGCCATCTCGGCCCAAGCCTTGTCCTTGGTGTCTACCCACTGCTCGGCATAGCCATCCTTGCGAGTGCCGAAATGGGCACTCGCCTGAGCCGTTGGGTTATTGAACCAGGACTTGGAACCATCAAAGGTTCCATCCATGATGTGCACAACGACGCCATAGACCTCGCTCATGCCATCGACAGTCTTGTTGACGACCGGGCTGTAAGTCCAGCCAAGGTCAGTGAGTGCCACTAGTTGCTCCACCATTCCATAGTTGAATCGCCGTGCATGGCCGACTGTGCCATGTAGTCAAGGTCGACTGAAGTTTGTTTACGCTTGTCACGCTCACTGGCCCAAGGATTCTTCACGTGATACTCCACGGCAGAAACCTCTTCGACCAGCTCCCTGCAACGGATCTCCGCGAACCACAGAGCCATGACAGTATCAGTCTTGCGCTTGGTTCGCTGACCAGGCTGATCAGGTTCCCATGTGGTCAGCTGCTCGATCAGGGCACGCATACCCTCGCTGGTCTTGTTGGGGAGCCTGATCAGGTTCTTCTTGCTCTCCCAGCCATCGAAGAGCATGCTCATGGACGCGACTCCGAAGTCCGCGTCCCACTTGTTCGATCCCGTGAAGTGCTCCTTCAGAAGACATCCTCTGGATGCCAAGAAGCTCCTGATCTCACGGTTCTGGGTAACCATGAGGTTCATGGCGTTCTTCTCGATACGCCACTCGTTCATCTTGTACTTCACGGTCCACTCTTTGATCTTGTCAAAGAGATCATCAGGCTTGCAGTGCCCCTTGGCCCAGACCTCCAGGACCCACCTACAGCCAGTCATTCGGTCAAGTGCAATCACGACAGCAGCACTGTCGCCAGTCATGGCAGGGTCGAAACCACCAACGATATAGCAGCCCTCGGTTCCGCGAGGTCTGCCGTTCACTGTCTCCCCGTTCATGGGACCTGGCTGCCTGCCTCCATCGATACAGCCCATGACCGCCTTCTGATTGAAGATGGCATCATCGACTACTCGCTCTTGCTGATAGACAAGAGCCCAGTTTCGAGGAGACATAGCAGCCCTGCGCTTTTTGAGCGCAGGGCCAATCCACATGGGATACAGGCCATCCTCATTCTTCTGAACGAGACTACGACCCGCCAGTGAAACAGGTGGACGGTTCGTGTAAGGCCAAAGGGTCTTCCAGTCCTTTGCATCCTCTGCGTACTCCAGGACTGCTGGCTGAGTCAGGTATGTCCACGGAGAAGTCTCATCTCCGTAGTACTCATCCTTGATGATCTCGCCATATAGATCGACCGGCGCAAGCCGTGTGCCGACTAGGAGGGTGCAGCCACCCGGATACGAGAGACGGTTGTAGACCTCACGCTGAAGCCAGTCCATCTGTTTCTGGTACTCGTGTGCGTTCTTGCCAGTGACACAGTCATCAAGGATGATCAGGTCTGCACGAGAACCATAGATCTGGCCACCAATGCCAAGGGCCTGAACCGTGGGACTTGCCTCACCGGAGTCACGCATTTCCGAGCTGAGGTAGATCGAGTCAGCAGTCCATGCGGCTGAATTGGCATCGAAGCCACCGTCCGGAGCGAAGTCAATCTGAAGTTTGCGATAGTTGACGTTCTGTCCTGCCAGACGATCCTTGATGCCTCGAAGGAACCTCTTGGCCATCTCCTGAGTCTGAGACACGATGATGATACGGATGTTCGGATCCTCACAGATCCGGTACGTCACGTAGTTGATCGTGATGGTCGTGGACTTGGCATGCTCAGGAGGAGTGTTGATCAGAAGGAACTCTGGTTCACCCTTGATGTAGACCTGACTGGGATGAAGGTTCCTTGGCTCACGACCTTCAAGCAGGTCGACCCACTGTTTGTGATGATTGAACAGTTGGGTATTCAAGTACTTCTTGCAGAACTCCTCGAAGGACGGCATGTCCTTGTTGACTTCAGGCTGCACCTCTACACGTGCAAGCTTGATCCTGTCATCCTGACGACGGAACTCTTCATCCTGACGTCGCCAGTACTGAACAGCCTGGAGAGTGACGGTAGCCTCCTCTGCCGCCTTCGTACGACCAACACCCATCTGAGTGAGTCGCAGGAAGGCCCGCTTCTTCTCGGGTGTGGTCAGTTCTCGAAAGTTTGACATGAGGCCCTTATTAAAGAGTTCGCATTATGACGAAGTCATCTGGCGAACAACGGACTGACAGGATAGTTACATGACTAAGACGCAGCCCTCTAGGGGCTGCGCTTTTGGAACGGGGGGAGAATCCCGTCAGGGTATAGGTAGTCCTGAGATTGAAGACAGAAGCAAGCTTGTCAAGAAGGCTGCCCCCTGAAGGGCAGCCATGTAAGCCTGTTAGATAGTTAGGCTTGCTAACCTTTTATCCAGTCAAGCTTTAAGCAGGAACCCCTTTTGGGGGGTTCCTGTTAATCAATGCTTAAGTCTTTCTAAGCATGATTATCTTTATAACCTCCAGGGCAGAGTTCTCCTGCCAGAGGTGCTGGACAGGGTATCACACCTGTCAAGTACTGCAACCCGGACCGTCAAGCTCTATGCCTCTGGTGGTCGTTCCTGACCCCTGCTGGCCGTCTTGTCCTTGAGACTCTGTGGAAAAAGTCTTCTCACTATATATACGTATGTCCGAGGCACTTTTCCAGACTACAGTGTGACGAAGGTCATATCTACTATAGAATAGAATCTACACAAGTTAGGGCAACTCGGACATGTATGCAAGATTTGTGAGGGGACTCACCCACCCACGATGATCATGGATTTAAAACCCCCGGGTCATGGACACGTCAGGACATGTTGACCTTGGAATGAAGGGTGATCATGGGCATGGATCATGGGATCGAAGGCTGCACAGGTGGATGACCATGGATTCCAAGGCTGGCAGGGCGTGCACGGGTGTGCATGACTGCGCATGAGTATGTATGCGCGTGCATGGACAGGCATAGCGTCACATTGACGATAAGGGCAGGGCAATGGTAAAGACTTGGCAAAGAGATCAGTGCAATGTCACATGGTGGGGGCGATAGTACACCCTGGACTATCAATGTAGCCATTGCCAACATTCTCACACGCGCGCGTGCGCGTTCCTATACACATTACGCATGATGATTCAGGGAGTGAATCATCTACAACGGAACAATGTATCCGATGCAGGAGATGCCGACGAAAGGTTCATCACATGAAGTATCCAACTTAGGCTTGCCTTACCAGGGGGCTTGGCCCTAGATTGATGACATCAACCGAACGAGTGGAAGGCAGTGAGCATGAACCGTCACCTTGCCCTTGTGGAGCGAGCCATTGAGGCTGGCCCCACCGAGGACCAGCAGGAGAGCATGAGCGAGATGGACGCCTACCTCGCTGGCTTCGATGCTCGCAATGAGGCCAAGCCCACCTGCCACCTTGTCTGGTCTCGTGAGGATGGCGAGAGCGTCCAGCACGAGGGCTGCTGGCGTGACGTCTTCACTCGCAACAACGGCATCTCCTGCTCCATCGAAGCCCCTCAGGGTATCGATGTCCTGAGGGGGCTGCTGACCCTGTGAGATGGGTACAGGACGCCATCAAGCCTGGCAAGCTCACCGGTGCGCAACGTCTGGAAATCCAGGTGAAGCGTGCGCAGGGACACAGGGCCGTGGACCTCGCCAAGGAGTACAACGTCAGTCTTGGCACCATCTACAGGTGCCCACCATCACTGGGAAGGATCGAAGACCTATGAGGGCATACAGGCTGCTTCACTCCTTCTGGTCGGCTCAGGGAGCCATCTGGGCCATGGCATGGCTTACCGATAACCACATCTGATCAAGGGGAGCGCTTCACGGCGCTCCCTAAGATCTGATCATAAGGTTGAATCTTCAACAGTCCATGTATGAAGAAATCGCCGGCAAAAGCTTCACCCCATGTAATAACTGAAAGTAATCAAAAGAACTACTCTCTGCTGCTAGGCAGACCTCTGGAGAACCCGTAGTGTTCTGGGTGTCGGCAAGGGGAAGCCTGAACCGACAGGCAGTAAGCCTGAAGATCCAAGCGTATGGCGTAACCAGTCAGCCCTTAGGGGCCTAAAACACGGTGAAGCTCGCAAGGATTCAAGGGTTCCTATCGGATCTTCGATCCGAGAGGGTTACGTAGGAACCTGGTTCCTACGTATTGACACACAGATTCACCTAGCAGTACGGTTCTACCAGCACCAAAGCTTGACGTTGCAGGTTCCGGCCACCGATGGAAAACCTGCGCTACTGCATCCGGAGACACTGCATCCATGGATTTGGGTGTAACTCAAAGGAATCATTCGTTACTTGATCCAATATGGGTCTGGCATCATCGGAAAGATGCTTGGCAATGAGTCCCGAACAGCCACCAGACGATACACGCTGGTCAGCTGGGTACGGCTCAGGCCAGAGGCTATGTAGTACAGCCTCAAACTTCTCTCTTTCTTCCTGAGTATCAGGTTGATAGACATGCTTACATAGATGTCTATCTTCCTGAGAGCACACCTTCAGGGGTGTGCTCCTAAGATCAGGGAGAGAATGGCCAAGATTGAGGCACAGTTCGTGGTCAAGGGTGACATCATTGACCTCGGCTATGAGAAGCTTCGAGTCATCGCTGATCCACTCCCTTATGGTGAGAGGGTCCTCGTTAAGCTTGACGATCTCAGTTCCATGATGATGTGGGGCACCGAAGAGGTCGAGTTGGTGAACCTGTGAAGGCATGGGAGGTCGAGCCTGGTGATTTCATCATCTTCAGTGATGGACTCCCACGCAAGGTGGAATGGATCGATGATGGCATCAATACCATCACGTTCCACTGCTTCGATCACTTCATCTCCCTCCATGGTGATGATGAGGTGAAGGTCCCGTGAGTGTTGCCGTGTACATCAAAGCTCACAATGAAGCCAAGGGTGTCAGTCCTCTTCGTGGGTGGCTGATCCTCCAAGCTGAAGGCAATGTCTTCATGGAGGAAGAGCACTGGTCCGAAGACTCCCTTCCCCCGTTCACCAAGGTGCTTGCCACCTTGAATGTCTCCAAGAGTGAGTATCGTCGCATTCGCAGGGAGTGTGGAGTGTAAGCAACCAGAAGGCCCTGAGTGAGTGAAGTGAAGCGCATCCTTTGGGGATGCGCCTTGCTTGATCTACTCAGATCACCTTTCAGGAAGGAGAGAATCATGATGATGACTGCGGAGCAGCTTGTCATGGGTGACTACATTCAGCTCTCTAGCTATGGCGAGAGAGCTGTCCAGCCGGAATACGAGGATGTCTACTACGTGGACTTCATCGACTGGTATCCGGCTGGATATGTCGTGCTGTACCTCCTGGAGACCTACAGCAATGACATCGCAGTCATGCCCTGCAAGCTGTCCGAGAAGGTTGAGGTCATCTGATGTTCGGCAAGAAGAAGTCCGAAGGAACCAGTCAGCCGAGCACTACGCCGGTCAAGATTGAGTTCCAGCTCACCACCGAGAACATGCTTGCACCTAAGCATGTCGTTGAGGTCACCATGAACTCACATGAGGTCAATGACCTGGACAGGCTTCGCGAGAAGGCTGCTTGGGCTGAGAACCGCAACCCCAATCAGGTTGAGGTCACCAAGTGGTGGACCCGTGGCTAAGCTTGAACGCTTCGAGGTGTTCTACATGAACACCGAGGAGAAGACAGCCAAGCAGGATCTCTTCACTGTGGACAATGAGGAGACATGGTGCTCTGCGCCTGTCTTCAAGCGTCTCGTGGCTGGGTACGAAAGTACCAGCCCTGACAACATTGAGATCCACGGATGGACAAAGGTGGATGGACCTTGAAAAAGCTGCCGCGCATTCCGTTCAAGCCCTTCAGCATGGGTCACCAGATGATTGCGAAGAAGCCGCAGGTTGGCGACAAGAGCATGACTCGTAAGGTCTACATGCTTTCAAGGCGCAGGGAAGTTCTGGTTGGGTACATCTTCCTCCCCGATCCCAAGGTCATGAGGTATGCATTCAAGACCAATTGGATGGATCACCCCAGCACGGAGCGCTTCAAGACGCTTCGTGAGGCCAAGGATGGATTGGGAGCGAAGCTGTGAGGATGTTCAAGTGGCTGGGATCATTTAGTGATCCCGATGAGGCTGAACTGTTCATGATCAGTCAGGCCAAGAAGCTCAAGGGTCTTGGCCTGACCAATGAGTACCGAGTAGACATCTCTTCCGATGCCACTGGACATCATGTCCAACTGTGGAAGCGAAGTGATGTAGATCTACGCAAGAAGCACTGACATTGCCTATGGTGCTCACTTTTGGTGAGCACTGTGGAGTATGCCAGTACTGGTGTACGCAAAACCATCCCTTCGGGATGACCTTTGAATCAGAGATTCAAACGCAGGAGGAGAGAATATGCTTACCGTGGAACAGCGGGTTCAGCGTGGCATCGCCTATCTGGATCTCTTCGGGCCCGAGAACTGGCGCAGCCTGATCGACAAGCAGTACATCAACATGTCCAGCAGGCTCGACTGCCCCGGCGGACAGGTCTTTGGCAATTACACTGACATGCCTCGCTTCTACGGCTTCAGTCAGGATGACTACGGCTTCACTATGACTTACGTCGAAGAGACCGAGTACAGCCAAGCCGCAAGCGACTGGTACGCAAGTGATGCAGAGGATGATTTCTTCCCCGTTTGGGGTAAGGCCCTGCGTGATGAATGGATCAAGCAGCTGTCTGTGTGAGTGAAGTGAAGCACGCCCCTAAAGGGCGTGCCTTGCTTGATCTACACAGATCACTGACGCAACATGGGAGAGAGAATGAGCGACTACAGCGATCTCGTCACGCTTGCCGAGTTTGGCGAGGAGATTGAGGTCACTGCCCAGACCGTCAAGGGCTGGATGGATAAGTACGCAAAGGACTTCACGGGAGACATGGCCGACTTCAAGCCCGTCATTCCCGTGAAGACGTTCGGCAACACGAACGTCTACAGCCGCCAGGAGCTGCTGCATTTCGCCGCCCAGCGTGGCAATACGCAGGCAATCAAGACTGCTGGCTATGTCCATCCGGACAAGTTCAAGGAGTCCGAGGATGCTCGTATCCGCCTTGCTGGCGAGAATGCGATGATGGAGACCGAGCTTTCCTGGCTTCGCACCGAGTATTCTCGCGCCGCCGAGGAATTGGGTTGGACACACAACTACCACCAGTATGCGTCTGAGTGAGCTGAATCGTTGACATGGTTCACATCTTCGGATGTGAGCTGTGTGATCCATTTAGTGGGTCAAAACCAGAAGGAGAGAATGATGATCGAGCTGACTCTTGAGAAGGCTTTCGAACTCGCCAAGAGCTTCGTGGAGCCGAATCCCGACTTCATCTACAAGGACGAGGAGGGATTGTCTGGCTTGACTGCCCGGTGCCACTACATTCACGGTGCTGACACTGATCTTGAGAAGCCTGGCTGCATTGTGGGCTTCATGTTCGACGCTCTTGGCGTCGAGCGGAGCAAGCTCATCAAGTTCGATGATAACTCTCACACTGCGAGTCAGGTCATGCGACTCCTGCGCGAACATGGCGAGATGAGCTTCGATCAGGACGCCTTCACCTTCATCGACTGGCTTCAGCAGAAGCAGGATGCAGGGCACAGCTGGGGCAAGTCCCTGATCGATGCCGCCAAGATCGCTGGCATTGACTACCAGGGCTGAGCTGGAAGCCGTCAGGTTCATTCTGGACAAGGAATGGCCTGACGGCACCACCAGCGACTCAGTAGCAAGGGCTGCGATAAAAGCCTTGGATGACCTGAGAAAGACGTCTCAGCGGCCCCTTGGAGGGCCGCCTAAGCCTGGTATGGCATTCAAGCCGTACTGGTCCAGTGATACGCACTATGTGCGATGGATCGGGGACGAGAGGGGCAAGACCCTAGTGTGGGCCGTGACGAAGGATTCCGACAACGGGATCATGACTCATGTCAATTCCCCGATCTGGCAGTATTCAACTCTGGTTCCTCCAGCCGAGGAGAGGACCAGGAAATACAAGATCATTGATCCTGAGACTGGCGAACAGGCCATGGACATGACCAAGACCAGGAAGTACAAGATCATTGATCCTGATACTGGTGAGCATGCTGTTGATGGTGATGGCAACCTGATGTATGACGTCAGGGGTGAACTGATGTATGACGTCAGAGTCATTCCACCCATCACTGACACTCTGTTCACCAGCACCCTTGGTCTCGTCCCTGGCGACAAGCTGTCCGTCAAGAATGTAGGCAACTATGTCGTTGAGGAAGTCTTCAGTGGCGGAGCGTTGATCAGATTCCAGAATGGTTCAATCTGGGGGGAGAGCAATCACGATCTCCAGAGGTACTACAAGGATGGTTGGATATGAGCAGTCTGGTTATCAAGCTCACGACTGGCGAAGAGCTTTCCTATGTCCACCAGTCATCCATGGGGATCAAGGAGATCGGCAAGTCTATCCGTGAGGCTGGAACCATCCAGATCAACGGTAAGATTGTCATCAATGTGAGTCACATCGTGTATGCAAAGGTGGTCGAATGAGGATCAAGCTCATTGCGGCAGCCCTCTTGGGGGCTGCCGTTCTCACCGGTTGCAACTCTCATGGAACCAGAACCAATCCCATTCAGGCCGGTCAGGTCATTGGCAAGGAGTATGTTCCTGCCTTCGATGAGCCGATCTCGTACGAGCAGCAGGACGGCTCGTATTCTTCCCCCGTTCTGGAGCATCACCCCGAGTGTTGGAGTGTTGCATTCAGTGCCAAGAATGACTGGAACTTCTCTTGCGTGACGAGGGATAAGTTCGACTCTATCAAGATTGGAGACTGGTATGTCGCAGGATAAGGCCCGCTGGACCCTGGAGGATGTCCTTGAAAAGTCCGGGCTCTCCTTCCCTGAGATTGACGCCCTCCTTGAGCGATTCCTGAATGAGGAGGATGAGGATGCCTCCTGAGATGTGGATCCTCGGTGGCTATGCAGTCCTGGTAACCATCACCAACGTCTTCCTTTGGCGTCGCATGTTCGACGCCGAGATCACTGTCCAGTTCAAGGATGACTGGATTGCGGAGTTGAACGAAGAGCGTGCGCACTTGAACTCGATCATCAATACCCTGGAGAAGAAGTGAACGGTTACCAGCTGATTGACGATATCAGTTTCACGATCTTCATGGCCTTCTGTATCTGGATCTGGAATCGCAAGAAGGACTGACGCATGAAATTGAGCCAGGAACCCTGAAGGTTCCTGGCTCTTCTTCCTATGTCACTCTCCATCCCATGCATGATCTGTCCTGGCCCGAGCAGTTGCATTACTCACGACACGTCGACCAGATGTGCGAGTGTCAAACTGCCCGTTAACGGCCTCGTATGGATCCGTTGGACGTGGACCACCAAGCTTGTCCCTGACGACGTACACGGCCCTGTCCAGGCGCTTCCTGCATGTCTCAGTGGAGATGCCAAGCTTCTCGGCAGCAGCCTCAACGCTGCTGCCTTCACCATAGACTTCCTTGAGAAGGCTGTACTGTACATGGTTCATCTTCTCAAGGGCGGACTTGACGTCCAGAATAGAGGCGAGCCTGTCTCCACTCGCATTAACGAGTGGCTTGCTCCCTCGACCATCCGAAGATCCGGACTGAAACGACTGCCAATCCTCGTAGTCGAAGACGTCCGGCAGGATCTTTCGGATGCTGGCAGGCGAGTACCACGAGAGATCTTCTGGCGAGTAACCGGTCACTGCTGCGCGCTCCTTAATTGCGTATGTACGTGCCTCCTGGTTCAAGATTGAGCGAACGATCCGTTCGCCATCCTCGCGGCTCATATACTCCTGAGCCCTCTCCTCGTTCTCCACAAGCCAGAGCCACAGCTGGTTAGCCACGTCTGGGAAAGAGACTTGAGGATAGGCGCGAGACGTGGCGCCAGCTGCACTGTTGACAATGGACACATAGTCCTGACGGTTCAAGACACCTCCCTCGTTGCCCACTCTTTTGTATAACCGAGTGCATCGAATGCTTCATTGATGATGGTCAACCGGAAAGTCTTCACTGCGTCATCAGGTGCAGGCCAGTTCCAGAACTTGTTCACTGAGGAATGGCACAAACACACACAAATCGCATCACAATATTTGCAAGTGAAGCGGCACTCTTTGTGCCGCTCATGATGACATGCTGTCGATGTGTACTGATGATCAGTCACTAGTACTTCTCTCCCTTGAACATGAACGATCCACGCTTGGCCACGATCAGCTCCGGCCATGTGGTAACTCCATCATCATGGAGTAGTCCGAAGGAGTGAGTCCAGTTGACCGCTCCATCCTTGACATAGTCAGCAGTCTCGGGACGCATGATGGATCCGACGTTCATGATGAATCGATTGCTGATGTCTCCTGCGAAACCGAAGCCGCTCGTAGTCAGGAATCCTTGGTGAGTATGCCCAAAGACTACCGACCACTCAGAACCATGGCGACGGAGAAACTTCAGGTCCCACGCTGCCGGTGATGCGGCATAGCCTCCTGCCTCATGTCCATGAAGGCCAAGGACTCCAGGAGCTATGACCATTGGACCCTTGACGTACTCAATCCTGAGGGGATTGAGTCCGAACATGCTCTCCATCGATAGTGTGGGTTCATTGTCCTCCCACCGTCGAATGGATCCAAGGGGGAAGCCGTATTGTCGAACGAAGTCCTTGATGCGAGAGCAGTGATTGCCCTCAATCCATACGATCTTCGATTCCGGTGCGGCGTCTCGCAGTTGGACAAGGACATCCGAGCGAAAGCCAAGGATGTTCTCACCAAGCGTCGTCTTGTACTCCTCCGCTGTGCCCTTGGACCAGCGAGAAACTTCCTTGAAGTCTGGCCCATCACCGATCAGGACTATCTGATCAGGCTGAATGTCGTCAGCCACGTCAAGGAGCTTGTCCAGCATTGAAGTGTCATGGTATGGATACTGAATGTCTGGGATCAGTAGGGTCGTCTTCATGCATACATATTACACACACGGAATGAGGCATTGCAAGTTATGGCAGAAGTGGTTGAGAACATCAGGTCGGTTACGGTCAAGCTCACACTCGAAGAGGTGACCGAGATTCGTGGAGCGCTTAACAGTACTGCAAACGACACCCTATGGAACTTCTTCGACAAGCTCGAAGACAAGATGATGGGACGATAGGTCGTGTCCAATCCACTCTGCTGGAAGTGTGACGAAGAGATCACGGACCGTAATCAGATGATCAGTTTCGGTCGCAAGATCCAGCACTTCCACTGCCCACGAGACGTCCGCCAGGAGGAGTGGGACAAGCTGATGGACCAACTGTCCAGGGGGCAGCTGTGAGCCAGCGAGAGGGGCCATTCTGGCCCGTCTGTAGCTATCTGGGCTGCTCTCACGGCTGGCTGTCCTTCCAGGCTTGCTGGACTGGCAGTCATGATCACTGTCTGGAAGTCCGAGAGGACTACTGGTGTGGCTGTTGGTGCCATCTATCCGACAGTGAGCTGTGAGCCAGCGAGAGGGGCCATTCTGGCCCTGGTTGGTCTATCTGGCTTGCATGCTCATCTGGGCTGCCCTCTTGGGGGCAGCCCTTCGGGGATGGATTGACTCTTCCTGTACATGACAACCTGGATTGACTTGTCAAAACGGGGCTCAAAAGAAGATCGGGGAGGAAGTTAGCCGGATCCAACCAGCTGGCCAGCCCAAGAAGTTCTGTAACAGTTTGGTCTCAGACCTTGACAGGTTTCTGGAGTCAGATTAAACTGATCTTAAAGGGTTTCAGACATGCAGTCATGGCAGAATGCGACCCCCCTAAAGGGGTCGCTTGAAGCATGGTAGTACATGGAAACATGGAAGAGATCAAGCAGGACAAGCTTGAATAGATAGTCAAGCTTGTAAGGTTTAAGGACAAGACCGCCTTTGGGGGCGGTCTTGTCTGTCTATGGATAGAAAGTTTAGGTGGTTGAATGACTCAAGACTGGATAGATCAAGCTCTTTGCAGAGGTCAAGATGTTAAGTACTTCACTCTTGGAGTAAAGGATGATGGAGTATCAAGAGACTGGCTAACCAGGACAGCTGATCAGTTCTGTTCCGTCTGTCCAGTCAAGCAGTCCTGCTTGGATTCAGCATCAATAGAGGATCTTCAGCACACCCTTAGGGGTGGGCTGATTCCCTCCGAGAAGAAGAAGCTTCCCGAGGAATTTGCTTCAGCTGATGAAGCGATAGCCAAGTGGATGGCCAGGGGGAAGTGTTCAAGGAAGCGTGCTCCTCATCGGATCATCAGCCCTGATGATGTCCTGGTCTATCTGGATTCCGGCAGGAGTAAGGGATTCAGGCTTCGTTGCCTCACCTGTCAGAAGGAGGCAACTGTCAAGTACGCTTCTGCCAAGCGTGGTACAATTGATGCATGACAGTTCCCGATCATCTCTCGTACAGCAGTCTCTCTACATACAATCAGTGTCCACGAAGGTACTATCTTGGTCGAGTCAGGAAGGCTGAAGCCTTGCCTGCCTGGTACTTCGCCATCGGTACCGCAGTCCATACATCCATTGAGCAGTACCTCAAGAACTCCGAGGATCAGTGGAGTGTTGAACAGTTCTTTATGGCTGAGGTCGAACGGCTCATGGAGATCGAGCCAGACACTTCACTCTGGCTTCACGGTGGATCCAAGGATGAACCCATCATCGAAGAGCGCGCCTTGAAGCGCGCTCAGGAGTGCTTTGAAACAGCAGTGACAATCCTTCAGGACATCGATGTCTACGAAGTTGAGCCCGACATCACTGGCTATCTGCCAGGATGCGATCTACCGATCATGGCCTTTCCGGATCTTCTCGGAGAACACAAGAAGCATGGTCCAATGATCGTTGACTGGAAGAGCGGGGCAAGCAAGCCAAAGGATCAGCTTCAGCTTGAGACCTATGGTGCTCTGCTGAAGGTTCGATACCAGGGCGTGCCAGTCGCGCGGATGGGTTGTAATTCTTCCCCCGTTCAGTACCCGAAGGGTGCTTGGGCCATGCTCAAGCCTAATCTATACAAGACTGGTCCACTCCGAGTCGTCTCCCTTAAGGAGACACCGGAGAGCATGGGCAAGATGTTCCATGCAGTTGAAGAGAAGATCCAGAAGAAGATATGGCCTACCCTTTCAGGGTTTGGCTGCAAGTTCTGTGAGCAGCAGCTATCATGTAAACTGTACTCGGGGAGCACTCCTCAGAGCAGGTACTATGATACGGTGGAACAAGATGGCGGATACCCTTTTTGATCAATGGATAGCATGTAGGACGGTTCGAGTTGGTGACTGCCTCGAATACAATGGGGCGCTCAATTCTACCGGCTATGGATGCATGACCTTTGCACAGAAGAACTACTCAACTCACAGGTTCTCGTTCGAGCTAAAGCATGGCCGTCCGCCTGTCGGGCACCTACTTCACTCCTGTGACAATCCTCCGTGCGTCAACCCTGATCATCTTCGGGAGGGGAATGCGAAGGACAATGCGAACGACATGGTCATCAGGGATCGTGCCCTTCGGGGGCATCGAAATTCGCAGACCAACTTTACGCCAGAGCTGGTCCGCGAGATGCGGATGGCTTACGCTAACGATGGAGGCATGACCTACCTGAAGATGGCAGACAGGTTTGGAGTCAATAAGAATTCCATCGCATCCATCATGCAGGGGCGAAGCTGGATGCATGAAGAGTACATACCTGAAGGTTGGCACCCTGGCATTGGCCATGAGCGAACCGGCAAGGGTAAGAAGTAATTGCAAGCTCAAGAGCGGGTCCAACGAGAGGACCCGCTACTATGACAAGGCCGAAGAAGAAGGATATCCTTACTGATGGACACTTCAGACATGATTAACCTGGGACTCAAGAGCATGTACGAGCAGCTTGAGATGCGTACCCTCACTGCCGAGAGCAAGGGCAAGGAGTACTACTCTGGATTCCATGAGGGATTCCTGGTTGGCCTGGCCGCTGGTGGTATGACTGCCCTTGAGTATGCCCGAGACATCGACTCGGATGAGATCAAGAAGGCCATGGCGGCAGTCAGTCGAGAGATCCGTATGGCATACCTCGTTGCCGGTGGTGGAGTGGAGGACATCTGAGATGAGTCACCGTCGCAATAGTTACAAGAAGCTTCGTAAGATTGTTCGATTGGGTAAGGGGCTTGATGATCTTGCCTATGTCAAGACCCTCACGAGTGCACAGCAGAAGCGTCTGATCTTCTGGACTCTCACACTTCCGGAGTAGTGATGAACGACAACTGTCCCATCTGCCACAAGGTTGTCATTCTCGATGATCGCCGCATCGTTGTCTCCAATGGTGTCGGCATCGTCTACTGTCGAGACTGCTACAAGACCTTCCTTGAGGGCGAGTAGTGAACTCAAACTGTCCCTGCTGCCATCGCTTCCTGCTGAAGAGCGAGAGGTGCATCATGAACCAGAAGGGCATTGATGTTGCCTACTGTCGAGAGTGTTACAAGCTTCTATTTGAAGGGTATCTAGATGACCTACTCGGTTGAGTATATCGTCAACACTGGCGATTACGAGCATGCCCTGTTCAGGATTGAAGCTCCTACGCTCTATGAGTTTCATATAGACCTTGATGTGGTCACTGCTGAGCTGCTTGAGAAGCTTGGCCAGTTGGGCGCCCTCTCGAAGGGCGCCATTACCTACGGCTACAAGAATCCTGACAGTGTCCAGTCAAGTACTGAAGAGCTGATCAAGAGTGAGCTGAAGGCCAAGGTCCTGGAGACCACCCAGAAGCCCGCAGAACTGGAGCCTGGACCAGTTGCCCAGTCTGCTCCTGCTGGGCCGTCAGAGGCCCCTTCACGGCCCTGGAAGAAGCAGCCTGAGGCCAAGCAGGACAAGCCGTGGACGGCAGGCAAGGTAGCACCCACATCCAAGCCCGTCAAGCAGGCCGTAGACTCGGACGACTTCTTTGATTAGAGAGGAATGCAGTATAGTGGATCTTGCAGAACTGCTAGCATTGCAGCTATCGGCGGCAGCAATCGAAGGTGCCACGGAGGACTATGTCGGCATCTTCGTTGATGAGCACAGTGAGACTCAGGGCATGAGTCATGCCGAGCAGGCAAGCCTGACTCGTGAGGTCGAGCACGTCATGAACAACCGAATCATTCTCAAGCTGAAGGATAACTAACAGTGCCTCTGGATCCGAAGTACGCTCAGTTCATGACCGGTGGCGGAGACCGTGGGGACAAGTTCCCCTCCATCCCTGGCCTTGAGATCGGTGAGGGCTTCGTCGCTGAGATCACCTTCGTTGGTGATACCTTCGAGAAGAAGAACAACCTGCACGTTCCGGCTACCTACTCTGCCGACGGTCAGGTTCTCAAGGAGGCGCAGGGTCGAGAGACTGTGACCACCATGAAGGTGAACGTCATCCTCAAGAAGCTTCGAGTCATTGGCGACAATGGCATGGAGACCAAGGAACTGAACGAGCCTCGCACTGTCTGGGTGCAGAAGTGGGGTCAGTTCAAGTCCATCGTTGAGGCTGTCGCTGCCGCCAACGAGAAGTACGGTTCCGAGCTGAGCGATCTGACGGTTGGCTGGACCTGGAGCATGCAGCGAATCAAGCAGACCGAGAAGAACAGCAATGCTCACGCCTTCAAGTCCAAGCTTGATGCTCCCTCCGAGTAGCATGTAGTTGAGGGGCGGCTTCAGGGCCGCCCCTTTCGGAGGAACCATGAGCGGTCGCAATATGAGTTCGGCACACGTCAGGCGAGTCAAGACCAAGCTGTTCAAAATGAGTAGCTTCTGCCCTGGGTGCTGGAAGTACTTCACATACGAACAGCTTACCCTGGATCACATCAAGCCCAAGTCTCTTGGCGGATCGAATGCCATCACGAACCTTCGCTTGATGTGTGCACCGTGCAATCGTGAAAGAGGTAACGATCTTGAATGGAAAGTTTCCAAGGCTTGTCGACCAAGATGGTAGCCTGAATGCGTAGTCTCACTAGGGCAGTCATGGAAGGTATGGATAACTCCATGCCATTGCCTGCTCCGTATCAGGTCTTCGAAACCAATCAGGCATTGCTCTATCGTGGAGCGGTAAGCCTTCTCGCTGGTGGTCCTGGTTCCATGAAGACCATCACTGCATTGAACTTCGTAGAGAAGATCAGCGTACCTACGTTGTACATCTCCAACGACAGTACCAAGTTCACCATCATCACTCGCGTACTTGCCATGCTGAATCAGATGGATATCGCTGATGCTAAGGTAATGGTTGAGAAGGATCCACAGGCAGCCTCAATCATCCTGTCCCATTGGAAGGATGTAAGGTTCGAGTTCCATTCGAAGCCTTCCATTGAAACCATCGGCATGAACGGTGAAGCCTTCAGGGAACTATACGGTGAGTATCCACCACTTACGGTGGTGGATATCCTCATGAACTTGGACCATGAGGGAGTGTCGGAACAGAACTACTGGCGAGTCATGCCGGAGTTGAAGGCTATTGCAGCAGAGTGGAACACGGCCCTGCTGGCCGTGCACCATACTAGTGAATCGGCCAAGGGCAATCCCTGTCCTCCCATGTCAGCCATCATGGGTAAGGCCAATCAGCTACCAGAGCTGATCATCACTACTGCTGCCGGTAAGTACTCGGTAGTCAAGAACAGGAACGGTCCATCGGATCCTGCTGGTGTGAAGTACTTCGAGCTTGAAGTCTTTGCCGAGCAGTCCAGGATGGAAGACATGCCGGAACCGGAGAAGGTCTTCCCTGGTTCAAGGGTCTATGAGATCGGGGTAAAGAGTGGCAGTGGATCGTTGTTCGAAGAGTAGCGACGGCAATCACATCTACGAGATGACCGATGATGGCGAGTCCGTCATCTATGTCTGCGTCTACTGTGACAACGTCAAGAGGTTTAATGCCATGACGAAGGAGTGGAGGTGAGGCTGACTCGAACTCCTTCGTCATATCGTGTACATGATTACAGTCTGGCGTTGACTGAGGAGGAAGTGCGCCTGATTGCGCACGACTCCATCACTGATTACTTCTATACCAACAAGCTTCTCGATCTCATTAAGAAGGAGGCTGATCGACTTGAGTCACGAGAGTAGCAGTGAGATGCACAGGCTTCACCAGAAGTTTGAGCGACTTGAGAAGTACCTTGACATGAAGAGTCTCGCTATCAAGGATCTCAAGGCACTACCTCATGGCGAGTGGGATGCGTACTACGCATCTGGCATGGCTAATGTCATCTTCGGAGCAAGGGAGATCATCAATGATTGAGGTAAAGCTTTCCGAGGATCGCAATAAGACCTTGACCACTAACGATCTCCAGTGGTTCCAGGATGCGGTACTCGCCTCCTGCGGTCATATGGGTGACCCGATCCACATCTCCGTCATGGGTGGAACCATCGTGGCCCTTGTTCCTGGGGGCGAGGACAGTGACTAATCTGACCGACTTCATTGCCTACCTTGAGAAGCGACTCAAGGCAGAGGAGACAGTCCCCGACTGTTGCCATCAGCATGATGACACGCGCGATGGTATCATCTACATCCTTGAAGAGATGATCCAGGTAGGCAAGGACATGAGCAGTGACTGACAATCGAGTGAGTCGGGGACGCAGGACTCAGGTCCTTGTGGCTGACTGGTTCAAGAAGGCTGGCGTCTTTCCGGACGCCAGCAGTAATCCGGCAAGCCTTGCAGGCAAGGACATCCTTGATACTCCTGGCTATGCCTGTGAGGTGAAGGCTCGAAGGGAGTTCAATCCCAAGGAATGGGCCAAGCAGGCAGCCAAGAACGCTGCCGATGGTGAGCTGCCCTTCGTGGTCATGCGACCTGATGGCCTTGGCGAAGAGAGCGTTGCGCAGTTCCTTGCCTTCATGACTCTTGATCGATTCACTTGGATGGTGAATCGTATCCAAGCTCTTGAGTTGAAGCTTGAGCTTGTCGAGTCCGAGTTTGGAGATGCACTTCACGAACTTGAGTATCTTGAAAGTGGGCATCATAACTGATGGACTACGGTAATCCGAACAACGCCTACGCAGTCTTCGTGTCAGCAAAGTTCTACTGCAATGAGTGTGACAGTCACATCTTCTCCAATGACTGGGCGCAGGTTGGCGAGAGCTACATGATCCATTGCCCCAACCATGAGCCGGAGGACGATGAGTGAGTTTGCCTTCATTCCCATCGGACCAATCCTTGAGTACTATGGCTTCGATGCCATAGAGGATGGATGGGTGTGGCATGAAGTTCGCTGCGCCTTCCACGGGGAGAAGAATCCAAGTGCGGCAGTGACAACCACTGAAGATGAGCAAGTGTTTAATTGCCACGCATGTGGCATGAAGGGCAATGCCGCTCAGATCATCATGAAGAAGGAAGGAGTCAGCTACAAGGATGCTGTCAAGCGAGCAGAGGGAATCCTTGGAGGTAGCAGCGGCACGCTACATGGATTCCGTGGAACCGGCTCTTCCCTACCTTCTGACAAGAGGGATCGACAGAGCTACAGCGAGTTCAAGAGGACTTGGCTACGTAGCTGATCCAATCCCTGGCCACAAGCCAGCCTCTGGAAGGCTGGCTATTCCCTACATCACGAACAGTGGCGTTGTAGCCATATCCTTCCGTTGCATCAAGGAGCATTCATGCAAGGAGGAGAAGCACCCGAAGTACTGGAAGCCGAAGAGTCAGAGTGCGGTTCTCTATGGGGTCCAGGATGCCTTTACAGACAGCTTGGACATACATGTTTCGGAAGGGGAAATGGATGCCATTACCCTTTCTGCACTGTGTGGATTGCCAGCCCTTGGCGTTACCGGAGCGCAGTACTGGAAGCCGTGGTGGACGCTGATCCTAAAGGACTTCCGTAGAGTCTTCGTGTATGCTGACGGAGATGAGGCAGGTAGGCATCTCTGTGAGAAGCTTCAGAAGGAAGTCGGGATGAGCGTGATCCCTGTTCTTCTCCCCGATGGAGAAGACGTGAACAGTCTGTACCTGAAGCATGGTGCAGAGTATCTAAGGAGCATGGCTAAGTAATGACGCACGCAGTTTTCTACGACTACACCCTCGATGGTGTTGACAGTGTCAGCAACCTGATTCCCGAGAGTCAGTACACTGACCCTGACGGCGATGACATGGTCGAGATCCAGCTCGCCAACAACTTCCTGAAGCAGCTTGCTGCTGACGCCTCCTGTCTCTATGAGGTTCAGTACAACAAGTTCGACGCCTTCTGGGATCTCACTGGCGAGAAGCTTGGTACGTATGAGCGCTTCATCTACTACGTGACCTACATCGACTAGCATGCCAATGGGGGCCACCCCTAGGGGTGGCCCCTTCTAATCCTGGAGATTCACCTTCGATCGAAATGACAAGGGAAAGTGGGAGTCTCTGTAATGTGTGACATCGAGAAGCCTTCAGGCGGAGCCACTGAAGACATGTGGATGGAAGACGGCATGTATGAGCCCGACCTTGAGGAGTGTGGAGATGCAGAGTCCGAATGATGACGGCCTCTTGGCCGGAATCTTCCTGATCGTGCTAACCGTATTAGGTCTTGTAGTTCTGTTCATCGCTGCACATGGAGCAAAGTAATGGCTGAGAAGTATTTCATGCCGCCCACGAATAAGCAGATGCATGGCTGGAAGAAGAAGCCTTGCCCCTTCGATCCCGAGAAGCTTCACCGCTGGGAGAAGATGACTGGAAGGTATCCTGACGGCAGGGAGGTTACGTGGACGGCATGCAAGAACTGCATGAACCTGCCGTGAGCAAATACGAAGGCACTGGTCCCGGTGGTGGCTGGGACATTCATGCTATGGCTGAGGCGATCGAGCATCTTCAGGATGCTGTGATCAATCTTACTCAACAGCAGGATGAGACGAACAAGAAGCTTGAAGACCTGGCGCTCATTGCGCCAGGTCGTTCCACTGCATACCTTCCACGCAACAGGAGGACCTGATGGGCGAGTACTATGCACAGTTCCGCAATGCTGACACCGGTAAGTTCCAGGCATCCGGTCCTTACGTCACCCTCAAGGGTGCAGAGATTCAAGCCATGAAGATCGTCAAGGGTAAGGACTGGCGAGAGGTTCCCAGTCCTGAAGTATTCAAGCTGTGGAAGCACAAGGATGGTCACGAGGTTCAGATTGTGGGGTCCGAGTGAAGGCGCAGATTGATGACCTGGTCATCTGGTCGACCAACTCAAACTGGAAGCTTGGCATTGGTATTGTCTATGCCATTCATGGTGATCGACCTTACGTGATACCGATCGTGAGTGATGGCACCTTCGGCCGTAAGCAGGAGATTGGGGCCAATCACATGGTGATCCGTCGATACGCCAAGGATCCATGCGAGCGACTGGTTCAGGCTGAAGAGATCTGGCTTAACTACCTTGGGCAGGATCGATGAAGTGTAGGCAGTGCGGCAATACCATTCCATACCATAAGCTTGACTGCTCTTACGATCATGCTCGCTTCTACTGCCCCCACTGTGAAGAGAAGCCTTCCACCTACACGTACGCTCCATACTGTTCCGACTACTGCAAGAAGGCACACGAGAAGTGATCCACTACTGGAGCTACATTCTTGCACCCTTCGGTCTCGTTGGCATGTTCATGGCTGGGCGGAAGAGTAAGAACGGTTGGCTGCTTAGCATCTTCACTCAGGTGCTATGGCTTGCCTATGCAGTACAGACCAAGCAATGGGGATTCATTCCAGGATCCCTGGCATACGGAGCCGTGTACATGAAGAACTACATCAACTGGAGTAAGAAGTGACCATCAAGAAGGACGACAGGGTCAAGGCCAATAACTACCCCGGCATCTGGACCGTTCGAATGGTTGAGGATGAAAATGCTTGGTGCAGGAACGGGAAGGGCAATCACCTCACCTTCCAGCTTGGTGCACTGACGAAGGTTCCTGACTTCTTTGAGGTTGGCAAGACCTACGAGAACAGTTCCGGCGGCATCTTCTTCGATTGTCACTACGTTGGTCAGATTGGTAGCACCCTCTCCGGCTACAAGTATGCCGCCGGCCAGGTGAACCAGGACTATCGCGACTCATTTGCGGACATCAAGGTCCAGGAAAACTTTCAGTACTGGACGGAGATCTGATGCCTGAGCGTACTGCTGAAGAGTGGGGCGATTATATTGAGGCAGCCATCAAGTCTGCCGAGCAAGACGGCTGGATTGTTTACGTGGACGATGAGAATGATCTGGTGATCGGCGTCGATACCGACATGCCTGGCGATGAAGTATGGGTGGTGGAGTGGTGAGTGCTTGCCCTAGTTGTGGTCAGCAGAATGGAGTCCATGGTCTAGGTTGTCCTGTCGGTGGACCAGCAACCCCAGTGCCAATCAGGCAGGTTACGCACTACCTCACGGATCTCAACGGCGGACTGAAGTATTGGATTGTCAATACTGACAACTGGCTTGACCGTGTGGAGATTCCCGAAGGACATCGAGTATGACGTGGATGGACGTACTCAAGTCGCTGGTTGCGATAACATGGCTGATCATCATGCTGGCCCTGGTTCTGTACTTCTTTGAGTAGAATGCAAGAAAGCCCCCAGTCCAATATTGGACTGGGGGCTACTTGTTTTAGATCTTAGTACGAAGCCTTGACGAACCAGGCAACACCATCGGTGAAGAAGATGGCACCATGGAATGCGGAAGCCGCAAGCACCAGAGTTGCAGCACCATTGATGGTCTGTGCACCAGCAGGGTCAATGGTTACGGTGAACGCTGCCGCATCCTTGACCACGCTGTAAGGTCGACCTGGAGTCAGTGTAGTGGCGTCAGGCAGGTTCACGGTAACAGCCGCAGTGGCGCCAGTGACCAGGACGTCATAGTCGTTGTTGGTCAGAGTGGTAGTGAAGACAGTGGCAGCACTGAAGGTGCGTACCGTCTCGGAAGTGTTGTCATTGCCGGACATTAATTCTCCTTGGGCAGTAGTGCAGCGCTGCTCTTGTCACCGATCTGACCGGCAATAAGAGTCTTGACCACCGTCAGGATCACAGTGCCAACCGGAATCCAGATCGATGGAAGCTTGTCAACATAGACACCGCCAGCCGAAAGGCCAGCAGCCAGAGAGGTGAAGAGGACGCGTTCAAGCGCGTCCTTCCAGAACTTGTTAAGCATATGCCTGCCTGATCCTTTCAAGGGCGATGGCTGTTTGTAGATCAAGGACGCCAGTGACCTTCAGCTTGAAGAGTCCCTGGATTCCCTGGATGTGCGAACGAGTCTTCTCGTCCATCAGGCCGGACTCTTCGAGTCGAAGCACCCGCTGAGCATGCCTGACTGCTTCATGGTCGAACTCACTGGCCGGAAAGATGATGTCACGGTCAAACCATTCGGGCGAATCCTTACGCTTGGGCATTAAGCTTCGCCTCAATTCGAAGGACAGTATCCTTGACCATCTCAACTTCAGCCCTCTGAGTCACCAGTGCCTCAAGGATCTTGATGCGGTCACCCTGCTGGGCGAGAATCTCCTTGAGTGCAGCATTCTCGGTCCTGAGGATTCCCAGTTGAGCATTGAGTAGATCCACAGTGTTCACGGCAAGCTGTGAGTCGTTCGTCTTGAGGGTCTTCCTTCCACTATAGAAGGATCCTGCTGCCAGTCCGACGCCACCAATGGCAGTGACCACAGTGCCAATATCCACTAGTCCACTTCCGCTGGTAGTTGGGGAACGGGGGGGACAGAGTCCGCCACAGTCCTCATGTCGATGGTGAGATAGCCACCATAGTTCTCCTTGTTGGGACCTGGTGGTGCCAGCATGGTGAACTGATAGTCATCAATGATGACCTGTGTGGCGATGTTGTTCACGAGATCCTGAAGGGTGATCGTGTCACCACGCTGAGCCATCTGACGGATGGCAGTCAGGATATCAAGGGACTGAGTGTCACCCTGAATGATCTGACCGGACTTGTCCTTCATGGAGTTGAAGCACAGGAAGTTCCGAGTGATGTGGCGCTGCTTCAGGACGCCAGGCAGTGCCTTGATCTGCCAAGCATCAAGCTTTGCACCAACCGTTGGGTCGGTTGCTCCACGCTTCAGCGTGAACCTGAACGCTTCCCAGTTCCTTGGCCCCGTTGGAGTTGAGGTGCTGATGTCGGATGTTCCAGGATCAAGGGTCGGACCGTACGTGATGTAGTTCGTGATACCGCCGGTATCGTCAAGCAAGGTTACAGTCAACTCCCCCTGAAGGGGAGTTGGTGTCTTCACTGATAGATACTTGAACAGCTTCGGTTCAATGGTATTGAACCTGCATCGACCAGTGTCGAGGTATCCACTGGCTATGTAGTTGTTCTGGTGTTCAAGGAAGATCTTGGCAGTGCCGTCGGATCCACTGCTGAACACGCACCTACCTGTAGCAGTGACCGTCACGTCGGTGATAGGTAGTACAGTATTCGCAGCATAGTCCCATGTACAGTAGGGATTGAATGTTGCACCTGTGTTGTTGTTCTGTACAAGGGTGGAAAGGTCCACAGCCATGAGGCCGAATAGGCCATCATGCTGTGGAGTTCCTTGTGTGGTGATGTATGCCTTAGCTCCGTAGAAGGCGATCCTGCCGAAACCTGAACCGCTCTCCGGTCCACCGAACAGCGTGCCAGTCCTTGGTACGGTGATAATCTTCGGACCATAGGCCAGCACTGCGCCACTGAATCCAGCAGTGAAGTTACCAATCCTGATGCCGATGGTAGTGCTGATCACCATGAAGGTGTTAATGTAAGCCTGAGCATCACAGATCAGTTCTCCTTCGGGGAGAACTGCCGTAAGCGAGAGGCCATTGATGACACCATTGTTGTCTACAGTAGTCTTGTAGATGTATCCCTGATTAAAGCTGTTCGCTCCGATGTAAGCGGCATCTGGTCCATCAGTGATGGAGACGATCATCTGACCCTGAGGGATCTGCGCATTAACCACTGGCAGTGCGCTACCTGGCGCAGCGTATGGATCCAGCGAGTACAGCTTGTTGTCCTGCGCAAGCAGCAGGGATCCACGGGATGCGCCAAGAGTGATGCCAAGACCGCTGGCACTGGTGGGCGGCACCACGTAGATCCTGTTGGAAGTAGGCAGACCAATGCCACGAGTCAGGCGGTAGACACCTGTCTGTGGGCCACCAACAGTGCTATCATTCAGGAAGCAGTAAGCATTGGCGAACTGCTGACCGGCCGAAGCGATAGTGACCAGTCCACCGGATAGAACGGAAGAAGCTCCTGCCCCTGGTGCCATGTTGATGGGAGCCATAGCCGGAAGATCCGACACTCCAACAGTCTGGCTGTACCAGTATGGTGCCTGAGCGGCGAATACCAAGTCACCGAAGAGTGAACTGGTCAAGCCTTCCAGATAGACTGGGCCAACGCCCAGTCCATTCAGCAGTGTGGTTGGGTTGGATTCCTTCAGCAGGATGGCATTATCCACATCACTGAATGGGTCAATGCCAATGCTCTTGCCATAGCGAATGTTGAGCGAGTTACCCTGAGTATCAGGATCCTGGTAGATGACTCCAGCTCCTCCAATGAAGGAGGACTGGGAGCGAAGCCACCATTGAGTCAGGGAGTATTCGCCAGGCTCTTTGTAGTTGTCGAACTGTTGCTTCTTCTGATCGGCAAGCTTCTCGGTATCCGGCCTGCTGTCGGTTGTTGCCGACAGCAGTGGCTGACCACCTAGAGCGTAGTCGTACTGATAGCTGCTTGGAGTATAGAGACCTGATGAAGTACTGGTCCTGCCGGATACCTTGTAGGTGATCCGCTGAATGAGGGTTCCGAAGCCCATGAACCCTCCTAGCCCATCAACGGGATGACTGAAATGTTCCGGTAGTACAGGTTGTACGTAGGTCCGGCACTGAAGAGCCTGTGCTGCCACTTCACGGTGAGCGTCTCGCCAACGTTGGCGCTCGTGATAATGAAGCCCAGGAATTGCGTGGTATCAACGGTCAGGGTTGGATATCCGGTCTGTGCAGCAGTGTTGTCGCTCGATGCATGAAGCGAACCGGATATGGTACCAGTGACATTGATTGCCGAGTAGCCGTATGCGCCGGACGCGGTAAGGCCATGCCTGACCTGCCCAGAAACATAGACCTTTCCACTTGGTGGAACAACTATAGTGGTTGACAGGAGGCTCACGTCTGCATAGGTCAGTGAGGTCGTCGTCCTGGTTGTAGTGTCTTCCGTGTATGCCGATATGAATGTAGTTGAAGACGGCCTACCATTTACATCAACGGCGAACTGACTGGTAGATCCGGCGGTAAGACCACCAAGGTGACCGTTGACATTCACGAATGAAGACGTTCCACCGATATTGCCATTGATGGCCGGAGCCGTGAGGGTCTTACTCAGAAGAGTCTGAGTATCATTCACGCCAACGACTGCACTGCCGATGGCCAGTCCATGGACTCCAGTACTCGCGGCCTCATGGGCCCGCGAGTCATTGCCATCCATTGCAGTCCAGGTGTGACGAACTCCAGCACCAGCGTTATGACTGGTAGCACTCGTGCCATCATAGGCACGAGTGACTGTCAGGTTCGTACCTGCCTGAATGGTGACAAGGACGATCTCTTCGGATGGAGTGTTGTAGTCAAGGGCAAGGATGAACGGGGTGGAAGCAGGGAAGCCGGTAGCTGCCAGGACATTGATGACAGTAGTGGCGTTTGTGATACCGGCAGTGAGAACGGTAGGTTGGGCTGTCGCAGAGTAATAACGACTCTGAGCCATTGATTACTCCTAGGCCAGGAAGGTTTGGTAAGAGGGAAAAAGCTCATGCAGGCGATCGACTTCTTGATTGAAGCGATCGTTGTACATCTTCCAGAAGTACTGTGAAGCATTGGAAGCTGCACCAGTAGGAACAAGTGGAGCACGCTCCGTAGATTCCACTGCCTTCTGCTGAAGACGGGCCGACTCGACTCCTGAAAGGAGTCGAGCTGTAGCACCGTACATAATCATGTCGATGGTTCGCTCTGGATAGCCAACGATAGTCGTATAGTCGTCAGTGTCATTGACCAGTGAGCCAGGCGGCAAGGTGTACATCACCCTGATCTGACGACCTGGAACAATGGCATCCATGATCTGAAGAGACTTGCCGGTGTTCGAGCCGTCGATAGGATCGGTGCTTGCCTGAGGGTTGTACCGCCAGGACTGAGCCGGGAACCAGACACGGGAAGGGCCGATGGTGTCGCAGGTAACCCGAAGGATTCCTTCGACATCAGTTGGGATTGGGTACTCGTATCGTGCTGCGATCTTCGGAAACTGATAGCTCTTCATCTGATACAGATCTGGGTATGTAGCCTGAATCGTCTGGTTGATAGCCTCAGTGATTCGCTGCTGAGGATAGTCCGGATCAAGAGTGACGATGTCATTGATGGAGTGAGTGGTGGCAGTAGTGTTCTCCACTCCTCTCCCGTTCACGCCAGCGGCGACAGAGACTGTTCCCGTGGAAGTGTTGACCGTGTTGACGAGGAGCAGTTCATTGCCGATCTCAGCAAAGCCACGCGTGACGCCAGGAGAAGTGCCCAGATCTACAGTGAAGCTTGTATCAGTGGCAAGCATGGGAGCAGCCAGCCATGTGATCTGCTCCTGGTTACGCGAGTAACCCTGAAGCAGTTGCTTGATCCTCCCCTTGATATCGCCAAGCGTGGTAGTCATTGATACTCCTAGAGCATGCAGCCGTTGATGACACAGGAGGCGCCCGAAGCGCCTCCGATATTGAAGTCCAGGGTTCCACCATTATTGCCAGAGTATCCGGAGAACTCGATCACAGCATCAGACTGCACGCTCACGAGTGCCAGTCCAGACAGGTCAAGGCGGGCCACAATGGCACCCGTAGCGGGCGAAGCGGTTCCGCCCGTACTGGTAGTAGTCCAGGTCACGCGAGGCGTTGCAGCACCAGCTACGGTCACGTTGGCAGACAGCTGAATGTCGACCGAGAAGTAGCGTCCCGCTGGAATGGTGACAACGCCAGCAGTGGTGGCAAGGGCTGAACCATTAATGAAGTCAGTCGTGTTGATGTTTGCCGGATTGTACAGCATTAGATCTCTCCCCAGACTACGCTGATATTCCACGTCTGACTGACATTGCCAGCAGCAGTCCTGATGACAAGACCCTCGCCCGGAGCGAGAGTCAGCGGACCTGACGCAGTAGATGCTCCACCGCCAACAGTATGAACAAACTGACTGGCGGTAACACCAATGGCCGGAGGACTATTGAACAGGTTGGCACCAGGGGTTGCCGCTGGATTTCCAGTACGAAGTTCAGCAACGGCATTCGGCATGGAACTGGCGAACTTTCCAATGGCAGACGCACTTGCGAGAGAACCACCGCTTACGGCGGTGGCTTGCATGCCTTGGAGGGAGTTCCTGGTAGCAGACGCCCCGGTTGCAACGTAGGTGCTGACGAATGTGCCGAGAATAATGACAGTCTTGCCTGATCCAACGGGATTGACGAGAGTCATGAAGTTGTTGGCGGCAATAACGCCGGGAGCATCAGTAACACTGAAGATGTAGGCACCCTTGACCACTGGCGACTGAGCCAGGAAGGTTGCCACAGTACCCGTAACGGTTGTCGGTAGCGGGTTGGTTAAGTTCTCGATCGTAATGGTCTGACTGGACTGAGCCATTAAGCCCCCATCATGTTGACCGTGACGGTGCCAGCGCCAGCAACACCGGACAGAGAGACGCGCGCATAACGCGCGGCTCGACCAGTACTGAAGATGCCAACATTGGTTGCGGCGACAATGGAGGCAGTGGTTCCAGATGGAACCCAGTTGCCACCATCGTAGGAAAGTTCAAGAGTAAGCGTGCCGGTCAGGGTTCCAGTGGGAACGGCGAAGCCTGCCCAGTTGGAACGAGCGGCACCACCATCAATGGATGCACCGGTAGTATTGGCGGATACTCCGGTGAGAGTGGCGCCAGGCAGCACGAAGCCAGACTGAACCGACAGGGCATTGCCAGTGAATCCATTGGAGCTGACGGATACGGTAGAGACACCATCAGTGATCTTGACATTGCTTGCAGTGGCTGGAGTATTGGTGCTGGTGACTGCGATCGGGTTATTCAGTTGGTTGTCTACGAAGACATGCATCTCACCCATTGAGACTCTCCATTACGTTTGCGGAGTCGAATGCTTTCCCCGTTCGCTGAGAGATTTCGACTGCGTCATTGATCTGCTTCATGCTTGTGCCAGAAGGCTGGATACCCTGATCGGTTGCAGCCTTATAGGCGTGCAGTTCTGCATCCCAATGCTTCTGAGCAGAAGAGAAGATGGTAGGTGCATAGCCTACGCCTTTAGAGCGTAGGCATTCGGCATAGGATGCATGGTTCTTGCTCTTGCAACCAGAGGCACACTTACTAGTCACGCATGCCTTCAGTGCTTGCGAAACTGTGAGTCTTGTAGATGCCCTCAGCAAAGCCGTCATGATTGGAAGGAAGGCTTTCGCCTCGAATGCCCTGAGCAAGTCGAAGAGGGATGCTGTCAAGCATCCCCTTTTCATCGTTCTCAATGTTGGTAGTCTTACCACCGGGACCGACGATGTAGCAGCAGGGACAATCGCAGGTGGAACTATGGAAACCTGCATAGTTCTTCGATGCGGCAGTCTGGGACGGATCCACGTTACGATCGTAAGCGGTCATTACTTCGCCTTCTTCTTTCCAGCGGCAGCCATCTTGGCCATCTTCGCATTGCCATACTTCTTGCGACCAGCGGCAGCGGCAATAGCCGCACCCTTCTCGCCACCACCAGCAGCCTTGGCTACAGCAGCGAAGCGGCCACCCTGGCCAAGTGGCGCCTTCTTGTTCGGCTTAGCAGCCATCATCCATCCTAAGGTGCTGGAGTGAAGTTGGCATTGGTGATTCCAATGCCACTGTTGATCAGGTCTGCCTTGGTGGCATCATTGACAATCCAGTCGTATCCACCACGGAAGACATTCAGTCCAGTCTCAGGGAACTGATGGTCAGTACTGACTGGAAGGTTTGCCGCTCCAAGCTCATTGGTGTAAGCGTCATAGCGGGTAGTCGTATAGTTGGGACCCGGAGCTGTCTGGTGAACAGTGACACCACGGTCCATCCGATAGCGTTCATGGAGTGGATTCCAGGCCATCGGAGCTTCGGTAACAAGCGGTGTAGCAAAGTGCCAGTTGGCCACCTGGCCACCCCCATGATATAGTTTAGGTATGGAGAATGAATTGAAGTACTGCCGCAAGTGCGATGCAACCAAGGGCCTTGACGACTTTCACCGAGACTCGTCATCCAAGGATGGACGCTGCGTCTGGTGCAAGGAGTGCAAGAAGGCGGTATCACGAGAGTGGAGTAGGAATAATCCTGATAAGGTAAGGGAGCACGGACGCAAGCGCGTGGAGTCTGGCGCACATCGCACATATCAACTAAAGAAGAAGTATCAACTGACGGATGCCCAGTACTGGGATATGCTTGCCGATCAGGGCGGCTGCTGTGCAATATGTGAAACCGAAGAGCCCGGCCGTGGCAACAAATACTTTGTTGTAGATCACGATCATGGCACTGGAAAAGTTCGCGGACTGCTCTGCAACAATTGCAATCGAGTCCTAGGGCTCTTCGGTGATTCGATCGAGACGATCGAGAGCGCCATAGCTTATCTGGATCATTACAGCAAGTAGAAAGAGGGGAGCCCTTTGGGGCTCCCCTCAATCAGTTACGCGTTAGGGCGCGGAGTAGCAATCGTCTGGCTCATAATGAGTGCCTCCGGCCTGTATAGGCTCCATCCGGCCACACCGTACCAGCCAAGAGGCTGGAAGCGGGTCAGCTTGTCAACGACCGGACCACGAATGGTGTGGAACTCTTCAGCGCAAGCCTCAGCAAGAGCCTGCTGACCAACGGTGTACGTGTTGTACACACGAGTCTGAGTCGCACCAGCGCCAGCACCAACCTGAGCATTGATGGCACGAGGAGTCTCAATGAAGACGGAACCCTCGTACTCGCCAATCTCGCCAGCCCAGATGTTCTCAGCTGCCGAGTAGTTGTGCGGGTCACGCCAGGCAGCAGCACCAGTCTCAGACCGAAGGTCATAAGAGACCTGCGGGTGAATGTACGTGGTGTAGAAGCTGCCCTTGTTCGGATGAACCTTGTTGGTCCGCAGCTGAACGACAGCAGTACGAGCCATGCTCGAACTGAAGGTGTTGTTAGCGTTGGTACCAGCAGAGGTAATGGCAGTCAGAGCAGTAGGCTGAGTAGGCGTGGTACCGAAACCATAGGTCACGTTACCGGTAGCCGGATCACGACGCAGAGTCTGGGTCGTGGTAGCCAGAACGTTCTGAACAACCAAGTCGACAGAGTCAACGAGGTTCCATGCCACCTGATTGACGAGACCAGCGGTCACATCGGTGAAGCTGAACAGGTCGAGCTTATTCGAGACCAGGATCGCGTTACCGTACTCATTGAGAGTAACGGACACGGTGGTCGGGTTACCGGCCGCGACAGCGTCCGGATCGACAAGCTCATTCAGTGGGGTGATCTGCTGAGCAAGGTCAGCATAGATCTCGAAAACGACACTGGAGCCAGGCATAGCCTGCTGAACAGGTCGCTTGTCCGCAACCATGCGGAACATGGGCTGAGCGCGCAGTGCGAACTCAAGAGCCCTGTCATACGCGGTCTGAACCAGGTTCGCCATTGCGGCGGTACCGGTAAACGCGTTTGCCATGTCACATCCTTAGGGGAGTCATTGGACTTGTTCAATGTCCAACGGGATGCAGCCCTTCGCGGTTAGATGTTTAGATTCTGGAAGGCTGCAATCAACTGTGCGGGAGTCTGGGCATCCTTGATGCTGAGAGTTGCAGCATCAACATTGCCCATCGTTGCGCCACCCTGTCCTGCATTGTTCATGCGCTCGTACTGTGCCTGAGTGTTGGAATCTAGTACAGGCTGAGCAGGCTCGACAGAAGTGGCTGGAGCAGCGCCGAAAGCGCTGCGGAGGTCATTGACCCATGCGGTTACCTTCTCGGGTTCCGCTTCGCCCTGGTAGTACTTTGCTGCGGAGCGAGCAACTCCCTGGGATTCGAGTAGATCAGCTGCGGTATTACGTGCACGGTCAGCTTCAAGCTTCTCAAGGCGTTCGATGAGTTGAGCGTTGAGATCCTTCTGTACCTTGTACGCATCACGCAGAGCCTTGGGACCATCGGTCGAAGGCTCATTCTGCTCATTGTCGTTGTAACCCCATGCGTCATTCATGACGACTTCTCCCTAGTTATGTGAGTGCAAACGCTAAAGGCACCACTGGGGAGTGGTGCCTAGACTCGTTCTACCGGACTTGAATATGTACAGCACATCGGGGCCGGTCGGTCCTGTGCTGGTCTGACTGGTAGGAGTCGAACCTACTGCTTCTTGCTCCCAAAGCAAGCGCCCGTCCGTTGGGCTTCAATCAGTTAGTGGCCTTTTATAGACCTGCCCGGGTCTTGTGGCGGGAGCTGGATTCGAACCAGCGACTAACACCTTATGAGGGTGCTGTTCTGACCACTGAACTATCCCGCTTGGAATGGTCCCTCGCTTTGCGGGCGAGTGTTTATAGCATGCTGTTCGCAACCATACTTCATCCGTCGATGAAGTGAGAGACGTCTCCCTCACTTTGATGTTACACGTTTATATCAGTTCGTGCAAGTCCTCCGGCTGCTCCGCCAGCCTTACCCTCTTGCCTTGCTCGGTTGAATGAAGCAAGACGATCGAGCTTGGCCTGAGGGGATTCAGCCATGAAGCCTTCCTCCGCCTGATTGCCAGTCGTGTTGTTCTCAAGCAATGCACGTTCGAAGTCAGTCTGAGTAACGTTCTCGCCATAGAGGTGAGAGAACTGGCTGTACTGTGGAAGCTGCATTGCTATCTGACCATAGGCAGTAGCAGCCTGACTAGCTGTTACTCCAGCAGTAGCATAGGCTTCGCTATAGGGCGAAGCCGTTAGTCCACGCTTCAAGGCTTCAGCGCCAATAGCGGCAGCACTAGCCTGCTTCTGAAGAAGCGGCAATGCCTTGTCCTCATCAAGGAAGTAGGCAGTGATGTTACTGTCATCAAGGCCATACATCTGCTGAAGGGCACGCTTGTAGTTTGGATTGGCAAGGGTGGTTGCCTGGCTTGCCAAGTCCACTCGACTCTTCAGTTCGGTGGGACTTACATCCTTACCGATGAAGTCATTGAAGTCGGAAGGCTGATCATAGAATCCCTGAGGAAGACCAGCCTGCTGCATGGTCTGCCTGTAGTTGTCCTCCGTGGCAAGATACTGAGCGGGGGAAAGAACAGGAAGACCCTTCTGCTTCCTCACTTCATTGCCCGCGAACCTCTGCTTGTACTCGTCGGAATCCTGAAGAAGGATGGAAACAGTATCGGCAGAGTAGCCGTTCTGGATGTAGCTATAGATCTTCGGTGCCAGGGACTGGAGACCGTACGAGGAGAACAGGTTGTTCACAGCCTCGAAGGCGTTCCTCTGGTCGCCGGAGAGATTGTCTCCGAGTGCCATTGTCTACTCCCGTACTTCGAGATAGTCGGCTGCTCGTCGCAACCTTTCTGGATCGTCGTTCATATTCCCTAGGGTCGTGTTGCAGTTTCGGCATAGCAGTCCCCTGACCCTTCCGGTTATATGATCATGGTCTACGGCCAAGCGATTCGTGCCACCATATCGACCGGTGGATACGGTTTCTGGCTCAAGACATATAGCGCAAAGTCCACCCTGCGCATCGCTCATCTCATGGTATTGATCAATATCTATGCCATACTTGCGCACTAGGGTCTTGCTCTTGATGTTCTCCATGTTGATGCGAGCATAGTTTCGATAGTGCTCAAGATGCTTTGTGCATCGGGAACGATCAGGCTCAGCCTCTAGCCTACAGTCACGACACTTCACGAGTACAGACCCCAATCCTGCAACACCTTGTGTGCTGTTCCCATCGCGGCGTCTTGTGCATTCTGAGTCTTACTCCATCTGGGATCCTGGCGAAGACTGTTCTGGAACTGCCAGAGTGGCTGAGCAGAACCGGAACCATCAGGGTTCCGGTATGACATGGCACTCCTGATCGTTGGATCGAACAGGTTTACCTGACCTGCTGGCACTTCAAGGATCTGCTGCATGGACTGAGTATACGGTTGAGCCAGAGCCTCAACCGTCATGCCAGACCTGATCTGCTGCTCATACTGAGGGAAGGCGGAGATGGCCTGAGTCATGATCTGATTCTTGGCATCCTGATCAGTGGCAGTGCCGCGAACAATGTTCATGACGTTCTGCCTGATCCAGTCGTCAGAGTTCTTGATACCCATGGAGTATGCATAGGAGTTCAGGTTCTGGACTTCCTGACCGGCAGCTCCTCCCACCATTCCCCCGTTCCCGAAGTTCAGGTGCAAACCCAGCTCATTGTTGGTCCGCTCATCGGACCAACCTTCCATGATGACCTTCTGTGCCACGGCATTGACGGTCGTTGAATCATTCGGATCAACGCCCATGGATGCAGCGAGAGTCCTGACATGCATCTGAGTATCCGACTGAAGCTTGGCGTACGATGCGGGATCTGCATACTGCATGACAATGGCCTTGCGGCCAGTGTCACTAAGAGTCTGGAACCATTGAGTGTTCTTGACTGCTGCACCGAACCTGTCAGCAGTCCACTGCTCTCGTGCTGCCTGATCGAAGAGCTTGCCCAGTTCAGGATAAGCGTTCATCAGACTGAGAGTGAAGCCGTACTGCTGAGCAAGAGTAGTACGATCAATGTTTGCAGGAGCTGCCGCCTGAGCGGCAGCCTTTGGAGCTGCCGCTACAGACTTGCCAGTACCTGGCTTCGATGGAGCAGGAGGCTGCGTAGTTGATGGAGCATCTTTCCTGGCTGCATCTCCCGCATAGTCAGGAGCATTCCTAGCCTTCTCGGCAGCAACGTATGGAGCGTTCTCAGCCAGGTCTGGATTACGTGCCACTAGCTCATCAACCCCATCTGACTGAGTACCTGCTTGGAGATGGACATAGCCTGATCCTGAGCCTGCTGAGTAGAATTCCATCGTGGATCTCCACGCAACTGCTGCTGGAAACTGGTGATGGTCTTACCTACTGGCTTGCCGTTCGCGTCCAATCCATTGAGTGCGGAAGTGATGGTTGGATCCTTCAGGCTAATGCTGTTCGGATTCATCTCAAGACTCTGGGCCATCGTCTGCACGTAAGGATTGGCAATCTGCTTCATGGTCTGACCGGCATCAAGCTGAGAACTGAAGGCAGGATACTGGGACTGTGCCTGCTGCTTGATGAAGTTCTGAAAGTCCGACTCGGTGGAAAGGCCGCGCGTTATGAGCGCGGCCTGCTGCTTATAGGCATCATCATTCAGGTCGACACCCATGCTTCCGGCGTACTGCCTCATGTTGTGCTCAAAGACTCCAGCCTGACCCTTGAGAGTTCCATTGACGAAGTCGATGTAGCCACCGAGAGTATTGTTGATCTGTTCTGGTGTCATACCGAACATGACCACATGATCAGCTATCTCATTCAGCTGCTTGTCCGTCACTGCTGCCCCGACCTTCGCGGCTTCGGCTGTGACTTGATCCTTTGCTGCTTGGACTTGAGCATTGTATGTGGCCGGATCCGTGGTCTTCAGGACCATGGCATTGCGAGTAGTCTCGGAGTTCTTCTGATACCAGGGGGTATCCTTGATGGCAGCCTGGAACTTGTCGGGAGTCCAGCTACCTGCTACTGCCTGATTGAATACGTCTTTCACTCCAGGATCAGACTGCATGAAGCTGTACGCCCAACCGTACTTACTGGCCATCTCCTCAGGAGAAAGCTTGGCAACAGTCTCGGCACTGGCTGGTGCGCCAGTGCCATTGTCGGTCATGTCACCCATCCGCCTACCGCCCATGAAATGGGAAGTGTAGTAGTTGGATGTAATGTCGGTCATGCGGACAGAGGCGCCCGTATGGGGCGCCTCAATCATCTGACCATTGCCAGCGTATACGCCAACATGGTCTGGGCCGGAAGTATTGGGATCAGTGTCAAAGAAGACAGTATCTCCGACTTGGAGATTGTCGAAGTCGACAGCCTTGCCCACATTGATCTGATCATAGGTGACTCGGGGAACGCTCACTCCGAAGTGAGCGAGACCCTGCTGAACCAGACCCGAACAGTCAATGCCACCGCTCAGGGAGTTGCCTCCCCAAACGTATGGCGTACCGAGATACTGCTGAAGATAGCTGACCAGATCCTGACCGGAGAATGCCATTAGATCCCCTTAATGGCATTGACCAGTGCACCCATGTAAGTAGTGGCTGCCTGATAGGCTCCATACTCTGGGTTCTTCTCTGCCTCCTGCTGGGCCAGCAGCTGAGCGGCAGCACTGCTCACACCACCAGTCGTATTCCTACTGGTGTTGGTCGTATTGCCAAGACTGTCAGTCGTGGTAGTGATGGTTGCCTGCGTTGGGTTGGCAGACTCCTGAGAGTTCAGCAGACTGGCGAACTGGGCAGACTCATCAGCTGTAGGCGCACGCCCCAGGAGGGACTGTGCCGCACTCTTGAAGATGGCATTGGCATCCACTCGACTGGTCAGTGAAGTATCACTGGTCGTCTGAGTCTTGGTGCCAGCGAGACTGGCAGCAGGACCGCTCTTCGCAGAAATGTCCTTGGCCAAGATATCCAACGGGGTAACAGTCATACCACCGGCAAGATAGTTGGCGGACTGCTGAACATAGTCACCCCAAGCCTGTGCAATTGTACTGTCGGGCGCCGTGAGGGCGCCCTTGTCAATCAGTGCAAGCTTGGATCTGAACTGCTGGCGCTGGTCATCGCTCCACTTGTAGTACTCGTTGGACATGTCAGTGACGGACTTTGTGGAGCCCCTGAATGCCTGAGACTGAAGATAGCTGCCATGCTCGTAGTCACTGAGTGGTCGACTCTGCGGTCCATAGGTCTTGCCACCGAAGGCAGTGGTCGGCTTGCCGCCAACATTGGGAACAGCCTGATTGCCAACGAACTGATTGAATGTCTGATCCTGCGAGCTTGGCTGTGGTGCTGATCCGGTAGGACCAGCACTTGGCTGTGGTAGTGGAGTTGTCATTACTGGTTCACCGCCTGCTGGCTCAATGCCGGATCGTAGTGATTGAACATGTCATGAACAAGGAACCTGTCATGCAGAGACTGGAACTTGGTGTTGCTCTGGATCAGATCCGCGACGGCGTCATGGAATCCCTGAAGGACATCCTGATTGCCCTTCGCGTTGATGTCAGCAGAACCACCGAGCTTGTTCCTGTTGACAAGGATCTCCTTGGCAGAGTTGCGATAGATCATATACTGAGCCAGTCCCTGAATGTCCTGCCTCATGGGATCCTTCACGAGGGATCCTTCAGTGACAAGCTTCTCCATGGCAAGAGCCTGCCTGTCGTCCTTATTCTTGTCGACAGTGTTGAATGCCTTGTCGAACTGCTCATTGTACTGCTTGTTCGGAGTCACACCATCAGGCATGAAGGGACTGGTAAGCATGGCGATGAGACCCTTACGCTGGTTGTCATACAGGTCTGCCCCCTTGTCCTGGAAGTGCTGGAAGCCAGCCTGATACAGACCGGCAGTGATGTTGTTCATGTACTTCTGGAAGGTTGCCCAACCAAGGTTGGCCTTGGCTTGATCCATTGAAGTCTGAGGATCGACCTTCTGTCGCTCGCCTGAAGCGAGCTGCTGAGCGTAGGCAGTCTGACTGAATGCGTTATTGTTGCCATACTGACCGATAATCAGTGAAGCAAGCTCAGGATCCTCATTGGTAAGGTATGCGTACTTCTGGTCAGCCTGTACTGCTTCACGAGTGGCAGGCAATCCCTTGGCGCTCTTCGTGAGAGCGCCCGTGAAACTGAATGCAGCATCGCCGTACTTGGCCATGAACACCTGATCAGCAGTCTTGGGATTCGCCTGCTGGAGTTCCTGGTAGCGATCCCTGAAGAACTGGTAGGGATCCTTGAAGGATGCACTGACAGGAAGAGCGGTCTTGAACAGTGCACGAAGATCAGCGCCATTCTGGGCGCGGTCCTTAACCTCTTGCCAGGTCGGCTCCTTGTCACGCATACCGTTCTTGAACTTGTAATCCTCGGCCTGCATGATCTGAATCATGTCCTTGCGTTCCTGATCGGGGTCACCAGTGACGATCTGATTCAGGAACTTAGGAGCTGCACCAGCAAGCTGACTCATTGGATTCTGCTGAACCTGCTGAAGAATGCCAAGGTTCTTCAGCGTGTCGCCAACCTTGGGGTCCGCCCTCAAGGCGGCCCAGTTGGCGGGGACCTGAACGAATGGACCCTCGCCAGGGTTGTACCAAGGATCATTCTGGAGGACCAGGTTCAAGGTATTGATAGGCATGTCTACGACACTTCCACCATCCTGACCCAACCCCTTCTGTGCCCAGGCGGGAATCTGGAACTGGATGTGCATCTGATCCTTTGGTACCAGAGTCCTGGTTCCATCGGCATTCGTGGTGTATCCATCCTGATCAACAGGATTACCATTCTGATCAACAGTGTGTCCAGCCCTGATGGGGCTGGTATAGATGTTGGCAGCATGAGCCACGACGTCAGGACGATCAGCAATGATCCTTCCCCAACGCTGAAAGGACTCCTGGGTTGGACCGAAGAACGGGGCAATGAAGCGTAGCTTGTATGCAAGCTTCCCTTCGAAGTCCATGTTGAATGTGAACCTCTTGACATCCTTAAGTGCGAACTGCCTGGCCTGCTCGGTGATGGCCTGCTGCTTCATTGGGGACAGCTTGGCTACTCCCTGCTCCGCAGCGTTGTTCCACAGTTCGGATACGTGCTGACGGTACAGCTGGAAGAACAGTGGATTCCTGGACATGACCTCAGCAGGCATCTGGTTCATCCACTTGTACCAGCCAGTCATGACATTGTCCATGTGCTGAATGATATCCGACTTACCCATGGCATAGGCCAAGCCTTCGGACTGAACCGCTGGCCTATCCACCTGATCAACCTGCTTCATCAGGTCGCCAACGGTCTTGTCGTCAGCACCGGAAGCGATGGCCTTCCTCAGCTCCATGGCTTCTGGAGTATGAGTGGGAAGGTAGTGCTCAACGTGAGCGGCGATCCTGTCGGCATGCTCAGTGTCAGACATGTTCTTCAGTGGGAACTGAGCACGATAAGCCCTGCCCTGCTGAGTTCCGAACCACTGCTCAAGTCCCTTGGCGTCAGCACCCTTGACCACTCGCATAGCTGCTGGATCGTTGGCGATCTGGTACTGAACATCCTTCAGCCAGGACTTCAGATGATTCGGATCGCTGTTCTCCAGTACCTGCCAGTTCCCCGATCGGTAGTTGTTCCAGATGTCGGAAGCAGTTCCACCCATGATACTGTCGATGGTTCGACGGCCAGTGTTCATATCCTTGAACATGGCACCACGCGTCCCCTCGAAGGGACGCGCATAGGCAGTGCCATCAGGCATGATGGTGTAGTTGTCACCAAGGGCATTCTTGGTTGAACCAAGAATATTCCTTCGGTTCTTCAGGTCCTCAATGATCTTCTCATTGTCGGCGAGACGCTGAGTGTAGTTCTTGACAGCATTGACCTGCATGGCACCGAGGACCTTGCCGCTAGGAGTCTGCTCGATTCCCCCGACCAGACCGCTGGTCAGCTTGTCGATTCGATCCTGATAGAACTGGCTTCGGCTGGTGAGATTCGAGATACCGGATTCAAGGCTTGCCGCCTGCTGTTCGAAACCCGTTGGGTCTCCCATAATGTGGTTCATCTTGCGAACCATCATGTTCCTGCCGCCGACAAGGGTTCGCTCGGCAAACAGGTTCCATGCACCAAGCCTGGCAGCCTGACCCATGAAGTCATCAGCGATAGCGCGAGGGCCATAACCAAGCCTCAGGAGGACATTGAACTTCCAGAGCCTGCCCATCAGGTCAAGAGACTCCTTGCCCATCTGAGCGGCATTGTAGGTCTTTGCCCCTATGGTCTTGGGAAGTGCTCCAGCTGCCAAGTTGGTAGCCTCAGCAGTTGCTCCAGCAGTCAGAGGACCTGGAACACCAGCACGCATACGGATGGACTCCTCATTGAAGAGCTTCTTGAATCCACCGGCAGTGTACTTGAGGACATTGTTCAGGTGTTCGTAGTCGGTCATGATGTGTGTATTCTCAAGCTGAGTACCGAGAACGGGACCGACAGCAATGATATTACCGGCGTCATCGACATGGTCAGCTCGAATGGATGCACCAGAAGCAGTGGTAATCCTTGCGGCCGAGTAGACTCGACCGTCCTTTGCCTGACCCTTCAGTCCACCAATGGTCTTATAGATGGACTGAGCCTGATCGCTGGTCAAGCCATGCTGTGCGGCAATACGACCGACAGTCGTATTGTCCATGATATCAAGAATGGTTCCACGGTCACCCGCATCGGCATGAAGGTACCGAGAGACAAGCTGCTGTCGCTCTGCCGGATTCCACACCTTCGACTGGTCGAGACTTGCATCAAGTGCACGATGACTGTCGTCGGCGAAGACGTCGATATGGCCAGGTGCACGAACGGCATTGAAGGTATTGCCACTGACGACACGAAGTGGACGAACCCACAAGTTGTTATACAGGAGACCAAGGCCAGGCTTCATGTCTCCACGAGACACGGTCTCCAGTCCACGAACCTTCTGTCCGATATTGGACAGAACCGGAGAGATTCCAGGAGTGAAGTACAGACCGTTCTTCAGGCTGGACTCGAGGGCAAGCTTCTGATCGAGATTGCCCGACTGCTTGGCTATCAGGCTTACCTGGTTGGCTACAGTGTCAAGCTGCTGGGCATGGATCAATGCCTGAGTGGGATCAGGATTGGCAGGGAAGTTGGAGATCAATCCCTTCCTCTGATCATCAAGCATCTTCATCTGAGCACCAAGCTCAGCGTTCTTTGCGGTCAGAGCCTGAAGTGCACCCTGATCGCCCATGCTTACAGCAAGAACCTGATCAACCTCTGAACGGTCCACCGCCTTACCAAGAGCCGCCGATAGGGCGGCTCCTTGAGGAGAGTTCTTTGCCCAGTTCTGACGAGAAGCCCAATCCTCGAAGGTGCTACCCATCTGAGTGGCGGCACCACCAGAAGGGCCGGGCAGTAGATTGCCAAGCTTCGCCTTCTGCTTCATGATGAGATCACCCATGGAAGCGAAGGCAGTGCTCTGGAGATTCTTGTCCAGGTTGGAAGTGACCTTCTCGCCAGCAGTGAAGAAACCAGGACGACTGGTCTCTGTTACCGGCCTGACATAGGCAAGCTTGCGGGTAAGGCCAAGAGCCTTACCGCCCAGTGCAAGCGGATCGGCATACCAACCAGCAGCTGCGTCAAGCCCACCGGAGATCCACTTCTGTGCACCACTGTCGTAGTACTGAGCCACAGCCTGAGGATTGTCCCAGAGGTAACCCTGAGCATTGAGGTTCACATTGATGGGCTTGCCATTGGCATCAACCGCAGGCTTGCCATACATGTCCTTGGGCTTGTAATCAACAGGCTTTGTCAGAGCCTTCTCGATATCGGCGTTGGTGTCACCGAAGTGCATGAGACCGAAGGTCAGAGCCTGACCGGGGGAAACGTGAGCAGCGTCCTGATAGGCGCGATCCCACGTAGAGGAGTCGAATAGGCTTCCCCATGCCTGAGTATTGAAGATCCCAAGAGTCTTCTCGTCACTGGTCGTCTGGGCCGCCTGGATCTGTGTGGCGATGAAGGGGGTGGCGAGACCACGAGAGACGAACGAGTATGCAGAGTGTGCGGCAGAACCGAACGCCTCAACGGGAGTCTTGATCCAATCAGGAATCCAGTCAGCAGAAGACTTGGCAGCCTGCGCCCTGTAGGCGGTGGCTGCCTGTTGGGCCTGAGCATTGGCCTCAATGACCTGAGCATTCCACTGGGTGGAGTTGACCGGCGCAGGAGCGAAGCCAGGCGTAGGCGCAGGCACATTCCCAGTGTAGCTCTGGTCAGTCATCTACTCTCCGTAAGGTGTGGTTCCAGATTCCATGATGGCCCTGGATAGGGTATTGACAGCATCCCTGGATCCAGGGGTATTGGCCAGACTGAAGGCCAGGGCCGGATAGTTCGGCATCGCCACATTCAGTGAGGCCATTTCCGAGAAGGCCTGGCCAGGATAGATATAGTAGGGCACATGTGAAACGGGAGGTTCCACTACAGTGCCCCCTTGATGGAGCGAACCTGGTTGCGCAGGCCCCATGGAGCATTAGGCTGATTAGCCATCCACTCAAGCACGGGAAGCTGATTGGCCATCTGTGCCAGATCCTGCTGTCCCTGCGGTGGACCGGATACAGGGCTGGTAGTTACAGGCTCATTGGGGTTCTGACTATCGGCACCAATGGGAACTACCCGACTGGCAGGATCACCGAAGAGAGACTTGAAGTCCATGCCAGTGACATCGACAGAAGGAGCGGACGCCATAGGGGCGCCGCTCTGTTGAGCCTGGTAAGCCTTCTGCTCGCCATAGTCAGCATTGGGAATGTCCTGCTTGGGCTGGCCGATATCAGTTCGCTGAGAGAACCTTCCAGGCCCGGAGACCTTAGCCGGTGTGCTCACTTGAATACCTGCACTTCATTCATTGAGCGAGTCTGTAGCTCTCGCTCGTACCAGTCACTACCGACTAGATCTTCCTGGCACAGGATGCGGTCATGTCGAGAGGCGAACAGCTGATGGCCCTGATGAACCACCTTCACAGTCTTGCCATAAGGGATGACAATGAGGTAGTCGGCCTCCTTCTCGTACTCCATTAGAATCCCTCCGTGATCTTCTGGAACTCTCGATCGTACTCACTGATCATGCTGTGTTGCATCGCCATCATCGAGTACATGCTGAACATGTTCGACAGGGCGGCAGCTCCGCTGGCTGCCGCCTGTAGAGCGGGGACAAGAACAGAGAACCTGTCATGCCTGGCTGGTCGCAATTCGAACTCGGTCTCTTCCTCGTCCATGCTCTTCCTCGCCGTTCTAGTGGTTGGGCAGATCCGAGTCGCCGAACTCGCTGGAGCCACCCTTGGTCATGCCAGTGGAGACAATGATGTCACTGTCCCACTTCTGGGTGATGGTGGAAGGAGTCTGGTGGCGAGTCTCGCCCTCAGCGACAGACTCAAGGGGCTGCATCTCCCATGGAGTCATGGCCATACCGGCAAGCGTGTACCACGGGCCAGTCTTGGGATGATCAGGGAATACACCAGAAGCGAGACCGTCGACCTCTGGAGCGGAACTGTTGGTCTGGTAGACACCGCCAGCAGTGGCGTTGCCATCAGAAGTGACGCTCAGTCCATCAGTAGCCATGTTTACTTCCTTACTGTCTTGGTGGCAGCAGCCTTGGCTACTGGCTTACTCTTCGGTTCATGACACCAGACGCAGACCGTTAAACCATCTTCATCAGTCTGCCATGC